ATTCTGTCTGATCTTTTAAATTATGTTAAAATACCACCATTAAAGATACAATATTAACAATATGTCCTTGTGATGTGTCTCTAAAAAATTGAATTGATACTTTGATTATTGATATTGATGGATTCAAAATCAATCAATGGATTACCTTGCTGATAATCCTGCTACATTGGATCTCACTTACAACCAGAGTAATGTAGATGGTGCCCAAGTCTTAGCCACCACTCTACAAACCAATCAATGTTTGACCGTACTTGATCTCCGATCTAACCAGATCGGAGATATTGGTGCTCGAGCCTTAGCTACCACTCTACTCACCAATCATAGTTTGACCTCACTCAATCTCAAAGATAACAAGATTGGAGATGATAGTGCACAAGCATTGGCATTGGCTCTAAAAACCAATCAAGTTTTGACCTCACTCGATCTCAGTTATAACCATATTGGACCAATTGGTGCCCAAGCCTTAGCTACCACTCTATCAATCAATCACAGTTTGACTACACTCAACCTCAGTTATAACCAGATTGGAGACGTTGGTGCTCAAGCTTTAGCTAACGCTCTACAAACCAATCAACGTTTGACCTCACTCGATCTCAGTAGTAACCAGATTGGAGATGTTGGTGCTCGAGCCTTAGCTACCACTCTACTCACCAATCATAGTTTGACCTCACTCAATCTCAAAGATAACCAGATTGGACCATCTGGTGCCCAAGCCTTAGCCACTGCTCTACTAACCAATCTTAGTTTGACTTCACTCAATCTTCGTTGGAACCAGATAGGCGATGTTGGTGCTCGAGCCTTAGCCACCACTCTACTCACCAATCACAGTTTGACCACGCTCAATCTCGGTAATAACCAAATTGGATCAGATGGTGCCCAAGCCTTAGCCAATGCTCTACTCACCAATCACAGTTTGATCACACTCGATCTCAGTGGGAACCAGATTGGACCAAATGGTGCCCAAACTTTAGCTAACGCTCTACTCACTAATCATAGTTTGATCACACTCGATCTCAGTGGGAACCAGATTGGACCAGATAATTGGGACCCCATAAATTTGATCCACCAAATTCCCATGAATGTGATGTCATAAATCAATGGATTATCTTTCCAATATTCCTATTGCGTTGATTTCAATTGTAAACAGATTGGACCAGTTGGTGCCAAAGCCTTGGTTACCGCTCTAATAACCAACCAAAGTTTAACTTACCCAATCTCAGTTCTAACCAGATCGGACCTGATGGTGTCTAAACTTTAGACAAAGTTTCTTTTCAGAATTGCCGAGGGATGGATATATTCTTTCAGATATCTATGATAAATTCCACTACTAAAGATCAAGTTATTTGTGTCTCTAAAGGTTGGTTAGTTGGTTGGTGGGGGGGCTATGGGGACTGTAGTCCCCCAAAAAATTGAATGGCGTAATTAACCATTGAGATAATCATCTCAAATGTCTCTTCGAATAGTGTCGCTAATCAAATCGAACCAAAATTGGAGGGAATTGTTGTCCAAAAAACCCTACTGTATCTCGTGTCACAGTAGCCCAAAATATCCGCACTTGGTGTTACTCAGATATGATCAGATCAAATCCGATTTTTACGACCCAATCGTTAAAGAGTGTCGTGGTCTAATTTTGCACGTCAATGGGAATCAGGTGATCCCTGTTTGCGTACCGTTCTACAAATTTGGTAATTATAGTGAAGGGTATTCTGATAAAATCGATTGGGTAACGGCAAGAATACAAGAGAAAGTGGATGGGTCAATTATCAAATTGTGGTACTATTTCGCAACCAATCAATGGATGTTGTCATCCAATGGGATGGTCGACGCATTTGAATGTGACCTTCAAGTTACAACTGACACTCTTAAAACATTTGGTGATGCGTTTGTCAAGGCGGTCGGTAAACCGCTTAACGAATTCGTAGATGTCAATCACCTAGATCCACACAAGACCTACATCTTCGAGTTGACTGGACCACACAACAAAGTCGTCATTAATTATCCTCTTGATGTATACCAAATCGGAGTTCGAGATAACATTACTCTCCGCGAAGAACCCTGTTCATTGTCGATCAAAAGACCTAAAGAATACCGTTTCACGTCATTTGACGAAACTATTGCTTTCGCTAAGACATTGTCCACAGATCAAGAAGGATATGTAGTGGTTGATGGTGACTGGCATCGAGTCAAGATTAAAGGTGATCGATATGTTCGACTGACTCATATGCGAATGGGATCATCAACTCCAAAACAGATTTTGACTACTATCTTATCCAACGAAGATGGAGAGTTTTTGACCTACTTCCCAGAACAAACTGAGTCGTTCGCTAAAATCAAAGACAAACTCAATCGTTTGATTACCGAGGTGCGCCATCAATTGGACGAGATGGAAGACTTGAAGAACCAAGTGGTCAGCGGACGTCAAACACGAGAATATTATGCTAGAATTGCGTCAACCAAGATCAATCAACTGATGATGTTCGATTTTCTAAACGATAAATTGGACAAAGACAAGATCGAATTGTATCTTCTCAAACGGTTCGATCTCAAGAAACTACTGGAATTGTGCGGAATTTCGTAGGCACATACCCGTATTCATATCTACGCTTATACTTGCATATATATATATATATATATATATCTTTGAACAACTCATGATTAATCTGATCCTAAGAGTTGTCGTGACAATAGATCGGCTTGACGAATCGGTTCAACCACACGATGAATTGACACTGATTTAACCAACTCGAGTGCCGTTTGATTGCTCATCCCATTACCTGAACTAATGTACAAACAACTAGTAACGCCACCAATTGGATTAAAAACATAACCTAACTCACGCCCAAAATCACCGACAACGACAGTACTTTGACCTTCTGATAGTTTGGTCGTTTCGATCAGGGTTCTGATCTTATCATTGGTGATTCCATCGGCTTGTAGAACATTCTTAGCCACACCCAAACAGGGAATGCCTGACAGTACTGAAAAATGTGTTGCAATCCCACATCCACGTGGATGCCAGATCCCATTACCATCAAAAAAGATCAACTCTGGTACTAGTTGTGGATAATCAGTCTTGATCACATCCAATAGTTTCAACAAGATCGGTGCTTCTCGGAAGGCTAGATAACCAGCTCGATATGGGATATTGGTGACGCACCGAATGTTGATCTTACCCACAATTTCATAGGTCTGTGAGGTAAAAGGATACTTGAAGATCACCATTGAGGCAACTGAATTGGTGCTGTCATCCTTATCAAAACTGATATCACAACCCGCAATCAACTTGATTTTATGAATGTCGAACGCATCGGTCAGAGACACATGTGGGCAGTTGATACATACACTATTAAAGAAGGGATAATGGTAAAGAAAGCGATAGAAATCCATCCAGATATGACTAAGAGAAAATTAATAATTGTGAATAAAGCGAGTTTTAATGGTGCTTTTATTGATGATGGTAGACTCGGTTTGACTGGTAATCATAAATTTTATATACTTGGGGATAAACTGGAATTAATGATAAAAGTATTGAATTTTGAAATTATGAATATAATTGGACACTATACAAAATACGGACAAGATTTTCTGGATAATGATGCATTTACGTACCTACCTGATCTACGTAAGTTGGGAATTAATGACATCATTGAAAGTAATTTTTACAAATTACTTGAATTAACACCAGATGAATTGAAGACACTAAACTACATATCTGAGCAAAAACCAGAACAACCGTATGTGGTAGAAGCGAAATCGGAACAAAGATTAGGTCAATCATCAGAACACCAGCATATGGCGGAAACACAATCGGAACAGAAATTAAGTGGACTTGTAGTAGAACAGATAATTAAACCCAAATTTGTTGTGAAATTAAAAGAGGTTACGGACACCACATTTCAGCAACAAAATTTAACAGAATTAACACTTGTTAAACTCAAAGAACTTGCTAAAGACAATAAATTGCGGGGATATTCCAAACTTAAAAAGGCAGATTTAATTGCGATGATTCAACAAAAAATTTATAAACAGAACTTATTTTATCTTTTCTTTCGACTTTGATAAGAAAAAGATAAAATTTAAACCTAATTTTTTTTGGGATTTGTTTCAAATATTTTGGACATATCCATCGTTATGTATCATGACAATAAAATCGTAAAAGATTTCTCAATAAAAATTTGATTGTCTGGAACATAATCTATTGATACAACAGATCAAATGAATAAAATTAAAATCAAGTTGAAGGCAGACCCAAATCCCATGACTGGTTTATTGAAGTCTGTCGATTTGTTCGCAGGAACTGGTGCCTTCTCTTATGTTATGGAACGGACAAACCGAATCAATACGATATTTGCCAATGATCAATTGGACAGTTCGGAAGCAATTTACAATCTTAATAATCACATCCCGCTAACCAAAAAGAACATCAATGATTTGGATATCAATCAGATCCCATCACATGACATCTTGACGGCAGGTTTCCCATGTCAACCATTCAGTATCGCTGGTATACAGAACGGTTTCGACGATATTCGATCGAATGTCTTTTGGACGATGTTATCGATTATTGAGCGTCATCTCCCACGAATTATGATTCTGGAAAATGTCAAAAATTTACAAAGTCATGATGATGGGCGAACATTTCGAATCATCGTCGATAATATAGAAAAACTCGGGTATCACGTTCGGTATCGCGTTGTTAACACTTGCCAAGTTACAACAGTTCCACAAAATCGAGAAAGGATTTATATTGTTTGTTTTCGAGATCTTGAATTGTTTGAAAAGTTTGATTTTAATTTTGGGTCTTCTCCGCCAATTAACCGACCAGTAGCAGAATTCTTAGAACCTCGAATCAACGACAAATATTATTATCACACCACTTCAGCGATTTACGACAAATTGATCGGTAGTGTCAACAAACATGTTAGTACCAATACAGTGTATCAATACCGAAGATATTACGTAAGAGAAAATAAGAGTAATGTCTGTCCGACATTGACAGCAAACATGGGTAGTGGTGGACATAATGTCCCTATTATTTTAGACGACGTAGGAATTCGAAAATTGACACCCCGTGAGTGTTTCAATTTACAAGGATTTACCACCGATTATCAGCTACCTAACTTATCCGATGCTAAACTGTATAGTCTCGCAGGTAATGCCGTTTCGATTCCGGTGATTGAATTGATTATTAAGAAAATTGTGAGTCTAATCCCTTGAATAAGAGGTCAATCATAGATTATATTGGGTAATTGTTCATCTGAAGATAATCCGATTATAACAACAAATTTACTATGATATGATCTTGTTATTGTGCGTCATTCAATATCTGATGTCTCTAATATTTTTTGGTTGTTTTGTTGTTGATGAGATTCAAACGTAATATCACTCAGATGATTGACTATGCTTGATATGATATTGGAGGGAACCGCATTACCAATTTGTGTTATTATTTCTTTGGTGGTACCATGGAAACGGTAATTTTTAGGGAACGCCTGAATTTGTGCCAATTCAGTTATGGTAAACGGACGAACCCAATAGGTGTCTGTCGTTGGGTTATACAATCCAACAAATAATCTCGGACACATACCATAGGCGCAAATAATTGTTTTACTTGGTTGATCAGGATCGACGATTTCCCCATGATGTGGACTGATTCTTCGCCCAAAACTAATTAAACCATTTGGGTTAACGACTGTTTTATCTACAGGAACGTGAGTGTTACCAAGTTCAATTGTAGATTTATTACGGATTCCATTGACAAGCCTAACCAAATTAGGGTGAACCATATTTTCAGTTGGCGAATTGATTAAATCAGTAATAATCCAAGTATTCCTATTGGTATCGTTTGGTATATTTTTTTTGGGGAATTCAATAGCACCGTCCAATGTGTTCTCCAGAATGAGTCTTAAATTAACCTTGTTGTGAGTCATACATTTTTCCCAATTAATATGAGGATAATGTTTTATTGAATCAGATTTTAAATTATCATGTCCGATAATAATTAATCTTTTACGATTTTGTGGAACACCAAAATCGGCAGCACTAACAACCATCCATGTTAGAGAATAACCGATATCCCTAAACAATGAGTCGATAATATTGATCACTGGCATTTTTTGATTGGTTTGTGGATGTGTACCTTGCCGAGACAATAAACCACTTACATTTTCACCGATGATCCATTTGGGTCGGACACATTTGACGATTCGCACAAATTCGTACACTAATTCATTTCGTGGATCATTTTCCTTTTTCTTACCCGCTTGACTGAAGCCTTGACACGGAAATCCTGCGAAAATTAGATCAATTTGACCTAAGTATTGATTAAATACTTCATCTGGTATCTTTCGTAGATCATTTTCCCCATTATGTGATAATAATTTTGAATTGGGATACATATCTTCATGTGTTTCGATAAATCTTTGAATATACTCGTTGTATGCAACAACATCATATGATGCCTTTTCAAGACCATATGTATCCCCACCTGCCCCACTAAAAAGACTTATCGCTTTTTTGTCATGCGATACGATGTCTTTTATTGGATTTTTGAGTTTAAATGTGAATTTTTTCATGTGATTTATTTTATTATAAATATCAATTTAATAAGATTTCAATTTTTTCGAAATAATACAATTTAATGCATATTGTACATATTTTGGAACATGTGATCATTCTAGTAAATGACTAATTGATGACATATAGTGTTTTTGTAATTCTGATGTAAATTTGATACAATTATATTGGTTAGCAAAACGGAAATAAGTGAGTAAACTACCGACCCGACTTTCACCACTGTTCAATTCTTTTTTAATTTTGAGAATTTGTTCCCATTTTTCATTTTCTTGTACAGTTGGTATGTCTTGACCCTTAATTTTGTACGACAGTATATAAACGGTATCCATATTGAACCACCCATCGTTTAGTATAATTTTGTCTGTGTTAGATTGCTTCATATCCAAATCGATTGACCATTGAATGACATTCGTGAAATAGTCATATATTCTGAAATCGGGTGAACGTTGTGAACCGTTTGGTTGATAGATATAATAACAACCATCAACAATGGGTAATTTATTTTTCTCAATATGAAGAATTTTGGTCTGTTCCAATAAGTAGGCAAAAGAAGTTTCTTGTGTCGTATTCCCATTGGCTCTACCTTGTCCTTTTTTCTTGGACATTGTAGAATTGAGTTGTGTACACAAACTTAGAGGTGCTTCGCGTTGTATAAACTCGGTTGGGTTTTGAAGTATCATTTGGATAATATCATACAATTTTCGCTTAAGATTTATACGTGCACACATTTTGTCTTTTTCTTTACTTGTAGTTCCACCAATCTTAATATCTATCGATTTAAGTTTGATCTTGAACTTTTTAGGGGATTTAATCGTGACATCACCCATCTGAGCAGAATTTTGTGTAAAATAGGACATTATGAATTACATATATTTATACGAATCAAAATTTTAACCTAAATGCCAAGTTATTATGGCTTTTATAATGGTATTTTAAACCTAAAGGAAATTGTGATATTTAAAATAGATAAAATTTACTAGAATATGATATTATAGATGTCATCTCGTTCCAGTGTGACTGAAATCTTACCTGGACTATGGATCGGTGACACTACCGCAGTCAATGATAAAAATTTTATTGACACCAAACAAATCCAGATGGTCATCAATTGCTCCAATTACCCACATGTTCCAGATGATCCAAATCTTCAAATTAAATATCGACTACAAATTGCTCCTAGATATACATGTGATCAATACCCTTCGATCAGTCGAATCTTGGACGAAACTTGCCAATTGATACAGAAACATATTAATATGTATAATTTATTAATTTATTGTCAAGATGGCAATTTACGAGCACCGTTGATTGTTATTGTTTACTTGATCAAATATGGAGGTATGGATGCGACTCATGCAATTGAGTGTTTACAAAGTAAACGGGTTGAGATTTGTACCACGTATTTACCCCTTATTAAATGGTATCAATCCAATCTTGGACGTTAATATATTAACGTCAATATATAATACTTTGTTCCGCAAAAATAAAATTGTAAATTAATTTACGATTTTCACGAAATTAAAAATACGAAAATTGAAATGTAATTTTCGTATTTATTATTTAGAGTCAACCATAACATGGAACTAGACATTAGCCAAATTATCGCACAATTTGAATCAGGTGACCAAGATCCCACTTCTACCACCGCACCCAATCGGAGTATTTACGAATGTCCCAACTGCAATCATTATGGCTTGTTTGTCGATAATGGTGTTATTGTCTGCCAAAAATGCCATTGTGAGTATGGTGGGGTAATTGATGATAACCCAGAATGGAGAAGTTATAGTGCTGATGATCATCGGACCACCGATCCCACCCGATGTGGAGCCTCGGTTAATCCATTGTTAGTCGAGTCTTCCTACGGAACGACCATTGGGTATGCGCGGAACACGTATTTCAATCATATTAAGCAACTTAATGATTGGCAATCGATGCCCTATCCAGAAAGGAGCCTGAAAATGGTATTTGACCGCCTAACACAAAATGGGAATCATAATGGGTTAACCCTGAGTATTGTCGAGTTTTCGCATAATTTATTTGCCGAGGTTAGCAAAAAACAGAACAATGTGGGTGAAACCAAGTTGTCTCGTGGTGACATTCGAGATGGACTGATCGCCGCGTGTTTGTTTTATGCGTGCAAAGAATACGATGTTTCTCGTTCACCTCAGGAGATTGGCAAGATTTGTGGGGTTTCGACTTCCGATGTGACTCGTGGTGTTAACCTATTCTACAAATTGATGAATGACAGTCAAGTGATCGATTTGAACCGTTCGATTACCAAATATAGTGATTTTATTGAAAGATATTGTGGTAATTTGGGAATCGACGATAAATTAACTACGGAAATCATGACACTTGGGAAGAAAGTTGACAGCCTTAAAATTTTGACCAAAAACACACCACAAGCCATGGCGTGTGGGTGTATCTTTTTTATTGCCACCATGTATAACCTAGGTATCACAAAGACCAATATCTCCGAAAAATGTGGTATCTCCGTTCCAACAATTACTAAGTCATATGAACGATTATTACCATTCACACAAGACTTAATCTAATCCAGATTGTTGGTCTTCCCAGATACATTCGACACACTTGTCCAAGATTGGTAAGTGGTCAATTCGGTTGTAGGAACACATAACTTTGAGACAATGTGGCATGTCTGGTAGTTGTGTCAAAAGATTGTAGGAACAATCAATCTTTCGGCATCGTGACAGAGGTGGCAACTCGGTCAATTGATTGTGATGACACATCACTTCCAGATAGTCTGGTGAGGGGGGAAGAGATTTCAAGTTGTTGTTAAAACAGATGAGTTTCTGGCACATGTGTAACTGCGGTAATTCGGTTAGATTGTTGTTGGAACATTTTAATGCGGTACAGTTGGGCAAATCAGGTAAACTGTCTAGGTGATTGTTGGAACACCCCAGTATTTGGCATCGATCAATCTGAGGTAAATGATTGAGCAAATTGTTGTGACATAACAATGTGGTACATTGTGGTAATTCTGGTAGATGATCTAATTGATTATCACAACAATAGAGAATCCGACATTGAGGTAGGAGTGGTAGAGATGTTAATTTTTGACCAGAACAGTATAGTTCTCGGCAAAATGGTAGACGACGGCACCGTGTAAATTTCTCGAGATTTGCACTTGTTTCGTCCGATAAATCAATGGTTGTTCGAAAGTGAAATGAATTAAACATGCCTTGGATTAACTATAAAATTATCGGACCAACCATAATTTTATGTAATCAATTTTGAAAAGACGCCTTAGGGTTTCACAGACAATGTTTGAGACAACCAGTCTAATCCTTCGTAAAGTCCATCACCACTAATCGCAGAAGATGTTTGAACACGCCACCGATGAGTCCTAAGTTTGTCCAGTTCAAGTATGGCGGTCATCCGATCAGCTGTGACTGACTTTGGTAGATCTGACTTATTACAGAAAATTAAAACAGGAATCGCGATCAATAAATCATCCACAAGTACGGCATGAAGTTCATCTCTGGCTTCTGTCAACCGCTCCAAATCACTCGCATCAACCACATATATTAATGCATCAGACCCTTGATAATAATGCTTCCAAAGTTTGCGGATTCGATCTTGTCCACCTACATCCCAAATGACCATTCTTAACGTTTTATAGATAATTTCCTCCACATTGAACCCAATTGTTGGGATTGACGTGATGACCTCACCTAGCCTCAGTTTGTAGAGAATGGTCGTCTTTCCAGCGGCATCCAATCCAAGAAGTAGAATCCTGCGATTTTGTAAGCGCGCAAACAGTGACAGTAATGCTCCCATGTTTATATAGATTATTTAGTCCGAATTGTTTGTGTAAAATATATTTTACGATTTTATCGTTTTATTGACATCGAATTGCGCACGGATATCTTCCGCCAATTGGTTTATTTGATCGCGTATATGGGCGGGTTTAAATACTCGATCAAATGGAATAATTTTAACAAAATCTGAATTCAGTCGAAGATCATGATTAACACATAAAATTCGTCGCAAATGACTCAGATTTACAACGTAATCGTCGGTAAAAAATCTCGTCGTTTCTTAATAAAAAGTTAATCATGGGGACTACAGTCCCCCATAGCCCCACACCCACAAACCAACTAATTTGGGGATTACAGTCCCCATACCCTCCCCCCCCACCAACCAACTAACCAATTTTATCCTATCTCACTCAACCCGAAAAATTGATCGATTTGTTAAATATTACATATAATTGATTATATTCAGATCATGAACCCAATTACGTGTAAGGCCAAGTTTTTATGTATACTCTGTGATTGCGTCTCAATCGGAAACAAGGGAGATCCAGTGGTTCAGTCATTATTCGAACAGTTTGGATATGCCAACTGTTACGTGGAACGTGTCGCGACAAAAAAATCAGTCCCTGGAACGTATCAAATTAAAGGTGATGGTAAGAAAAATCGGTACGTGATTAATATGTTTACCCAATTCTATCCTGGATCCCCCAAATATCCCAATGATAACATTATCAAGAGAATTGAATGGTTGAATGCGTGTTTGGAGAAATTATTGGAAATGGGTGGGGTAGAGTCAATCGCCTTCCCTAAGGAAATTGGTGGTGATCATAATGACCGATATCTCAATACCATCGATGATTTCAAGAAAAAATATTATCTAAAAAATCACACCAGTCTACAGATTGTCGATTATAACAATGAAAACCTATTGGTGACTACTGATAAAAAGGAGGTCAAATATGATCGACCGATCATATCGGTCCAAATGACCGATCTCGATGACACTATCATTCCCCACAAAAAAATCAATATCATTAAACATATTGATTTGAAGGATTTGGTATTTTATGAGGGACTACAGTCCCCCATAGCCCCCTCACCCACACCACCATCTGTTCTTCCATCTGCATCCGTTCTTACCGTTGCTTCTAATCAAGATACAGTGGTGCTTGGCGAGAAAAAGAAAATGATCAGAAAAAAAGTTACAGTAGATAAGAAAGATGCTACCGTAGATAAGAAAGATGCTATCGTAGATAAGAAAGATGCTACCGTAGATAAGAAAGATGCTACCGTAGATAAGAAAGATG